TTAAAAAGTTCCCAGCCTACGCCAAAAACCAGTCGATTAGTAAGCAAACAAAAATAACCCAGTCCTTGTTTGTGATACTTTTTGATTTCCATGGTCTTACCCCTTTTCATTAAATTTTTTGTTTCAATTCAACAACATCCAATTTCGCGCCGTGCCACCTTTTCCCAAATTCCGGGTCAGGTGAATGTATCTGCTTTTTGCAAATTGAGCAAATGCCGGTTATCATGCCTACGCGATGAGATTTGCCTGGTTTGCAGGGCACTTTGTAGCCCAATGCTTTCCTTTTTGTCATAGTCTTATCCTTACATTAAAGTTTTTGCTCTACACCGGGCGCGAATAGCAGTCAAGTTCTATTCCGTGGCTTACGCAGAGTTGGCGGAGTTGGTGCCTGCCAATTTTCCTACCGTTGACGTTGGCGGCAATTATGTTTTTTGCGCCGCCGGGGATACCCCCACCGCCTTCGTGTTCCGAGCCGAGAAGTTCGACCTTGACGCCTTTTGCCTGTAACGCTTCGGCCTGCAATTGAGCGGTTTTTCGCCGCTCGGCGTAACGAGCCTTCCAGTTTTCTGATGTACGACCTGCAAATTGATTTAATCTTGCCATAGTTTTACCCTTTAAGTTAAAGTTATCAATTATCGTTCATTTCACAATTGAAATTATACTATATAATCGGCAAATGTCAACCATAAACTTCAATAATTTTCAATATTTTTCTGAAATCGTTGTTTTTGGCCTGAAATCGCAACATTTTGTTGATAAGGTTTAAGATTTTTTGTCGATAGTAAAATCACCGATTTTACAAAGTTCCAAAAAAAACTTTTATTTTTTGCTTGACATTTTTTTGGCCCGCGCGTATAATAATAATAGTATGGTATCAATAGCGAATATCCTGCGAGATGGCAGGGTTGATGATGTGCCGTTCGTACCAGACGGCTTCAATGCAATGTTACCGGCAAACGGCGATGAAAAAGAATGGTATGAATGCTACTACTGCGCGAATGCAACCGCAACAAGGCCGGAATACTGTCAGAAGTGTAATGGAAGCGCGTTTTGGCACCGAAAACCGCGCAAGTTTAGAGAACAACCGTTGATGGTAAGGTGAATATTTAATAAATAGCTCTTTTTGATATAAAAATAGCGGTTATGGAAAACAAACTCTCGCCGCGCTTAGGCTTGAATCAAGATGTGCCTGGGTGAAAAGATGCTGATTAGTAACGGACGGTACTACGAAACCGTGATAAGACCACGTCTAAGACACGGAATTATCAATAATCGGGGGCAAGTAGTGAGCTATACCGTTCAAATAGTGGGAGCAATGACCTACCGATGTCAACTCCCGACCCAATACGGTACCAGATACTATTAGGCCGGCCACCTACTAAATAGCTACAACAAACATCTGTCAGACCCAGGGGGTACCAAAGGGGATATAGTTCGGGTCTATTTTGTTGTGTTAAGATGAAATTAAGAAAATATAAAGAAGATATTCAAAAGAGAAGAAAATGTCTTAACAAACGGCGTTTTCGTTGCTCTGAAGAAGAATATCAAATTAGGAGAACAATAATGCGAGTACAACCCAAACTAATGAAGGCAGCCCGCAAGGCAGCAAAGCTGTCAAAAGAACCAGAACCAGAACCAACAAAAACACTTGAACCAACCGAAAAGGTCAAGAAAACCAAAAAAGTAAAGAGTAAAAGACAAAAATAATGGCGTTGAATCCAAAAAGACAGGCATTTTGCAGGGAATACCTCAAAGATAGCAATGGTACTCAAGCCGCAATACGAGCAGGATATAGTCCGAGAACGGCTAATGAACAAGCTGCCCAGCTCTTAGCCAAACTAAGTGTTAAAGAATATTTGGCGGAGTTACGTGCGGAAATAGCAGCAAAGGTTGATGTTACACGCGAACAATTGATTGAAAAGATGTATGATATTGTAACCGACCCCACCAGCACCAAGACTGAGAAGGTCCGTGCCGCCTCTCTTGTAGCCGATATGATAGGTGCTAAGCGGGAGGTGGCACCTAACCAGGAGCGGGAGCAGGCTCTCATGAAGGCTATGAGTAAGGAAGACAGGGCCTTAGCGGCCCTCGCGGCAAGGTTGAGGACGGAGGATGAGGCACGTAAAGGAATTAAGCTGGTTAGGGAGGCGTAAGATGTACCTGGGAAAAGGACAAGCAAAGGCGGGCCAAAGGGCAGGCAAAGGCAGGCCAATTATGAGCAATAAGCATGCTTTTTTTCAAGGCAGGGGGGGAGGCGGGAAGTGGGACGGGGTGGTTCTATATACTATACCGTCTTCAAATATATCTCAATTTTAGCTTTAGTATAGTAAAAAGGTAGGGTATTGATAATACATACAGTTAAGGGTTCATTTAATTAAGGGGCAAGGCAATGGCAAGGAAAGGTGAATGTGGTGGGACTCCAAGGGTAGGCAGGAAGGGCGACATTAAGCCTCGTAGGGGCGGCAGGAGGCGGAGGCGCAGGTAATATTTGAAAGGAGCAATTTAATGATAGAATCTGATAGGCGGTGTCAGGAATGTCGTTTTATGACAAATCCACCGAAAGGTGTTCAATGTTGGTTTCACCCTGATGATTGCACTATACTTGTGGGTGTAGCGGACGAAAGCGACACAATGGATGAAGAGGGCGAGCGTAAATGATTTGTTTTACTATATTTACAGCTTTTCATGAGTGGTATACGTTTGTACCTAAGGAGGAGGCTATTAGTATGGTACAGGATTGGCGTACAGGTGTGGATAGTTGGGTAGACATTACGGGCAAGGACGAGGACGGTCGTTCACAGCGTGCGATATTTAAGTTATCGGAGGTAATAGGCATGTCGGTTTCTGACGCTACACGTTGGAAGAGGCCGTCTCCGCCTGCTCAATTTATGCCATGAGGGAATTATACGGTCCAAAACTGAAATACAGGGGTCCCGGCAAGGGCGATAGTACGGTTTCGAGGACGAATTTTAAGTTATGGAACAGGATAGACATTTTACCTGAGAAGATAATTAAGTTATGGCCGAGGGACAAGAAGGGCAGGTTGAAATAATGGTAAGCAGGAACGATTTATGTCCTTGTGGTAGTGGCAAGAAGTACAAATTCTGTTGTGGCAACTCTACAAGGAAGACTTTGAACCATGCCGGTCTTAATCGGGCGTTTTTATTTGTTGTTAATAGTATATGTACGCGTGAAAAGGCAAAATCCATTACTATTCCGTCCGATGATTTGGATTCTTTACCGAAGGACATGGTATTGGCACTGGGTTACAACCCGAAAAAGGACGTTTTTATATTCAAGCCTGTAATTATCGAGAAGAAGGCCATAATTACCCCTGACAGGAGGATAATAGTATGAATAGATGTAACGAAACCAGAAACATGATATACTTTGAGTACAGGAACCCGTCAAGGCAAATGACTCGCGATGAATGGAAGAAAACAAACCATTGGTTACGGTCTTGCAAGCGAATTATTGCGGAAAGGCTGGGAAAGGTGGATTTTGGTGCGTATTTTACTGACCTCGCCGTTTTTGGTGAAGGACGGCTTAGTATTGACGGGGATGGCATTAGGCATATTCCGTTGCAACTAAAATAATTTGACAATTAAATAAAGGTAGTACGCAAATTAGGACGGCTGTGTAGGAGCCTACACCTTCTACACGCCGTCTTTTTTTGCGCCAACAACAAGATGGAATTAAGTCGGGAAAAGAATAGTGCAGTTGACGCTCCTTACTGGGCGTGGACTAACGGGTTATTGATTGATGGTCGGCCATTTTCTCTTAAGGGTCGTCAATATCAATTGGAGTTAATGCGGTCTGTTACTGACGACGGCAAGGTCAAGACTACTGAGGTCATTAAGAAGGGTTCTCAGACCGGAGCTACGATGGGCAAGGCCATTGAGATAGCCCACGGTGCTATGTATGGTCTCTATCCGCAGGGTATTATATACTATTTTCCGTCAAAAACTGCTGTTGAGGACTTTTCCGGTAGTCGGTTCAAGCCGATGTTGACTGACAATACGTTTCTGAAGAAGTCTTGTAACGACATAAATGCGGTTTATAAGCGGCGGATAGCCAAGACCAACATAAGCTTTCTTGGTTTATCTGGTACGACTATTATTGGTGGTATGGCGAAGGACTCTACATCGGTGCGGTCAATTCCTGCCGACTGGGTACTTTTGGACGAGAGGGACTTATTTGACAATGAGATGGCCGCACAGGTCAGTCAGAGGTTAGGGAACTCTACAATCAATCGCAGGAGTGATATGGGGACTCCAAAGCTCCCTGATGACGGTATTGACAGACTCTACGGAAAATCAGATATGCGTAGATGGCAAATAAAATGCGATAACTGCCGTAAATTTACTTGTATGGAGACCGATTTTCCCGATTGTATCAAGATAGACAGGGATGGCAAGGGTTATCCCGCCTGCGTTCACTGTGGTTCGCGGATACACAGGGTCAATGGTTCGTGGCAGATGGATTCACCATCGAAGGAGACTGTTGGCTATTGGTGTTCACAGTTATTGAATCCGAACAGGGACTTGGCTCACGTCTTAAAAGAGTATGATTGCCCAGAGGATTACGATACTACCGAGGCCGAGTTTCAGAGAACGGTATTGGGCAACGCCTTTGCCCGCGCCGAGGACATTTTGAGGGAGACTGAGGTGCTCCAATGTTGCACGTCTGACCACATGATGTATTCTCATCCTGGCCCTTGTGCTATGGGTTTTGACGTTGGTTTTCCTTTACTGCACGTTGTTATAGGCCACAGGATAGGCAACGACCGTTACAGGATAGTCAAGTTGGCTCGTGTTAAGGACTGGGCGGATTTGCACGATTTGGCTGTCAGGTTCAACGTCAAGGCCACTGTCGGCGATGCTATGCCTGAGAGCCACAAGATACGGGAATGGGCAAAAACAGAGACTCCTTACGGCAATACGGTTTATCCCTGTTACGTCCAGCACAATCTGAAGATGTTTGATAATTGGGGTACAGATAACGTAGTAAAAGTCAATATGACCGACCTGTTTGACGAGACTCACTACATGGTAACAAAGCCCGGCAGGATGTTAATACCGAGGCGTTGTCATGAAGTTGATATATTCGCTCACCAGATGTGTCAGAGGGCGAAATTTTTAGAGACTGATTCGAGGGGCAGCACTTCTTACCATTACAAGAAGATAGGCGACAAGCAAGACCATTACCGGACGGCCCTGAACTTCTTTTTTCTTGCTTGTAAGAAGGTTGGAATCCCCGCATCGCACCAGAAGCATCGGAAGGTTGTTACGCAGAATATGAGTTTCAAGTTATAGACCGAAGGATACATTATGATAAAAGAAAAGCATTTAACGGAAAAGGAAAAACTCACAGAATCGCTTGCCGCTAAGATAGCGAGCAGAATCATAGTTAAGTCGGGTGGCCTTTTTCTTGTCGGCGAAGGTGGCGGCCCGTTAAAGGTCTTAGCTCAGGGCAATCCAGGCCCGAAGGGCGACAAAGGCGACAAGGGCGACAAGGGCGATAGTGGTAAAGGGTACGCCGGGCCAAAAGGTGATATAGGCCCAGTCGGGCCGCAAGGGCCGCGCGGGCCAAAAGGGGATAAAGGGGACACAGGCCCAGCCGGAGAAAAGGGGGAAAGAGGTGAAAGGGGCAAAGACGGTATTGGTCTTCGTGGCCCAAAAGGGGACAGGGGGCCGGTTGGCGAAGCCGGGCCGCCAGGGCCAAGAGGTCCAAAGGGGGAACCCGGGCCTCCCGGTCCCGCAGGTTCGCCCGGAATGGACGGCAGGGACGGTAAGAGTATCCGTGGCGAGAGGGGCGAACAGGGATTACCGGGAATAATGCCCGCCGAGATACTCAACATAATGAACCGGTTAGAGGCACTTGAAAGGAAAATCCTATGACTGGTAGCGCCGCACAGAAACCAAAGTTCAAAGACCCAGACCCCGTACCAGAACCCGTATTGGGCCGGGAAGAGGAACAGGCCAAAAAAAGGGTAACGAACAGGCGGGGCGGCAGGCAGGCGAACATACTCGCCGGTCGAATGACGGCCCAACGCAATGATATTCTCAAAACCAGGTTAGGTTAAAGATGGATGTTGAAAAAATTATAAAACGAGTAGAAATGCTTGAGGCTGACCGCGCAGTGTGGGATAGTCAATATCAGGAATGTGCTGATTACGCTATGCCCCAGAACAATCAGATAACGAACAAGAAGGGCAAGGGCGAGCCGAGCGAAGATTTATTTGATACTACTGCCGAGGAGTCTTTAATCCAGTTGGCGGCGGGTTTATATTCGTATATGTTTCCTACGGACAGCAGGGCTTTTGTCTTAGAGATTGACGACGCGGAGCTTGCAGACAATGATAATGTAAGGCAATGGCTTGAAAAGACTACGACGGTCTTGCACAAGTATCTTGTGAGTTCCAATTTCCGTCAGGAGTTCTTTTGTTTCTTGAAGCAGTTGTGTTGTTTTGGTACTGCCTGTCTTTACGTGGAGAAGGGCAAAAAGACACCGATAGTATTCAGGTGTTTTCATATATCAGGGGTTTATATAGTAACCAATTCTGATGGTATAGTTGATACGGTATTCAGGACTTTTGAATACACTGCACGTCAGGCGGTGCAGGAGTTTGGTGCGGACAAACTTGGAGAGAAAATAAATACTGCTTATAACGATATTGGCCAGATGGACAAAAAGTTCAAGTTCATCCACGCGGTCTTTCCGAGGGAGGAATACGACCCCGGTAAGGACGACCCTATAAATATGCCTTTTGCTTCTATTTATATCTCACGAACGGAGAGGCAAGGCATATCTGTCGGTGGTTATCCTGAACTTCCTTATCAGGTTAACAGGCTTGATAAGGACGCTCAGGAGGAATATGGCCGGTCGCCTACAATGAAGAAACTGCCCGATATAAAGATGTGCTGTGCTATGAAAAAGACTCGCATAAAGGGTTGGGAGAAGATGGTTGACCCACCGGTTCTTTTGCCGAACGACGGTTCTATTTGGCCGTTGGCAACTCAGCCGGGCGGAGTTGTCCTCTACAGTCCGGGCGGCGAGAAGCCGGACTACTGGGAGTTCAAAGGCAATTTAGTTGAGATGGAAAAGGCCATTCTCTCCGTCCAGCAGAACATACAGAAGGGTTACTTTGTAGATATGTTCGACCCGCTTATCGACCGTCAGAATATGACCGCTACCGAGGTTATGGCGAGGGTTGAGCAGAAGATGAGGTTCTTAACCCCGATAATTGGCAGATTACAGAGCGAGTTATTCAATCCGATGATACACAGGATGATTGGAATACTGTCGAGACAGAACAAATTACCCGAAATGCCGCCCGAATTATCCGGGAAAGAGTATAATGTAATGTACTTAGGCCGCTTAGCCCTTGCGCTAAAGACATTAGAAACTGAAGCATTGGCCCAGGTATTATTGGAATGGGCACCGATGGCTGAAATTTCCAACCATATGGACAATCTTAATACCGATACAGCGTTCAGGGATTCTATGAGGAATCATGGCGCCCCCGCCACCTGGCTAAGAAGCGAAAAGGACAGGGACGCTAAGAGAGAAGCTGACGCCCAGGCCATACAACAACAGCAAATGTTGGAGGCGGTACCTGAACTTGCCAAGGCCGCTAAGACCGCAGGAACTAAGCCGGATGAAGGAAGTATAACAGAGGAGATTCTAAATGCAATTTAACTTAACAGAAGAACAACAAAAAATGATTAAGACTCGCTCGGCCCGTTTTAGGAGATTCTTTAGCGGCCCTGACGGTGAATTTGTCTTAAACGAACTGGACAAATTCACAAACTACAAGGCCAACACTTTTAATCTTAACCCCTACCAATGTGCATATAATACAGGTCAAAGGTCGGTATCGGTTTTTATTCACAGTGTTATTGACTGGAATATAGAGAAAGCAGAAAAACTTTTAAATCAAAAGGAATTGAAAAATGAGAAACAAATGTAGGTATTGTGGAGCTGGAGCAGAACGCAAAGAAGGTGTAGCGTGGTACGACGACGACTATTGCAGTGGTAAATGTCGCAAGGCCGACGGCGAGGTTGTTGAACCGCAAGTGGAGCGGGAGAAGAAAGCGGGCAAAGTAGCTACGCTGGAAGACTACCTGCTCGATTATCCAAAGAATCTCGGCCAGAAAAACAAGGCCGGTGAACGGATAAGGGGGCGGATACCGAAACTGTACCGGCGAAGATACGAACCGGAAAAGCTCAATTGGGGTGAACCTTTAACTAACGCCCAGTTGAAACAGGCGGGATTCAGGGTGAACCGGGTACCCTTGCCAGGCGACTGGGACTTCATTGAAGATAACGACAAACAGGGAGGGACTGAAAATGCCGGATGAAACAACAGAAGCAACCTCACCAGTAAACCCCGACGGTACTTTTGCCGAGAACTGGTATGATAAGTATGGTGAAGACAACAAGGCCCATTTGTCAAGATACAAAACTTACGACGACCTTGTAATTTCTCATATAAATACCAAAAAGAAGCTCGGTAAAGACCCCAACATGCTGGTCGAGATACCGACCGAAACTTCGTCTGATGAGGTCAAGGCGGCGTGGGCGAAGGCCCATAATGTGCCGGAGACTTACGAGTACCAGTTACCCGACGAATTAGCGGTAAAGCTCGGCCCGCTCGACGATAAGAAGATGGAAGCCTTACGTGAGTTTGGCAGGAAAAAGAACTGGTCTCAACAGGACTTTAAGGACATTCTTGACTTCTATCATAACAGCATTTCCGAGGATATTGACGCTTTCGGCGAACAGACCACTCGGCAACAGGCTGAGGCCGCAGAAGCGGCAAAGGCCGAACTGAAGAAAGAGTGGAAAGATGAATACGATATGAAGGTACAACGCGCACAGGCCGTCATGGAGAGATACGGCGGTGTGGACGCTATTGCCGCTTCGAACCTCGAAAACAACGTCCCTATAATAAAGTTCCTCGACAATATCGCAAATGCTATGAGTGAGGACACTCTGAAGGGCGTTCCCGCAACGACGTCGGCATCGAAAGACAATATCCGGTCTCAAATAAATGATGTACGCTCGCAGATGGACGCTATTATGAAAGAAAATCCGGTTAATTTCAAGAACCAACCAAAGTACAAGGAGCTTATAAAAAGAAAAAGCGAACTATATAAGAAGATGTCGGCGTAGGCATCTATAATTCAGATTACCCACGTAAGTGGCCCTGATGCTTGTGCTAAAGTGGCACCGCCGAATACAGGCGTAAAGTGTTAGGAAAGCCCCGCAAGGATTACCTTTCCGAAATAGAAACCGTTTTTAAGTATTTTTGGAAAGGATAACCTTATGAGTATTACAATGAGTTATAGCACTCCGAACTTCTTCGTTGATGAGTTTCATGACGATTTGTATCATGCTTGTCAGCAAAAGGAGTCGAAGTTTGCCAAAGCAGTAAGGACCGAGTACGGCCTTATTTCCGCCGAAGACAAAGCCTTTGATATGATGGACGAGTTCAGCTTGCAGGAGAAGACGGGTAGAAACTCTAAAACTCCTACACTTGACCCTTCCTCTCAAAGGCGTTGGGTTGAAACCACACCGTACCACAATTCGGTGAGGTACGACAAAGATGACGACTTGAGTATCAAGCTATCTCTTGAAGGCGAGTTCGTTACCGCTTTTAAGCGGGCCGTCAATCGCAAGAAGGACGACATTATTCTTGCTGCGTTTGAGGCCGCAACCATTTCAGGTCGCAGGGCGGGAAGTACAATTACATGGGCGAGCCAGGGCGGGAATACCAAGTACACCGGCAAGGACACCGGACGAACTATTGCATACGATTGTTCTTCCGGTAATTGTTCCGCGTCTGATACAGGAATGACGACGGAGAAGATTCAGCTTGCTTTAGAGTATTTCGCAAACAACGACGTTGAAGAGGACATTCCTATCTGGTGTGCGATTTCTCCAAGAGAAGCAACAAACCTGTTCGGTCAGGAAGAGTACGTCAATGTGGACTACAATGATAGTAAGCCCCTTACCAGAGGTCGCTTACTCGGTAACTGGATGGGAGTCAACTGGATTAGCACGCCTAAGATAACCCTCGGTTCGAGTAACGACGTGGACGGCGACGCCAATGTTTATGAATGTTGGTGCTGGGCACAGGATGGCATAGTTCTCGGCGTGGCCGATGAATTGACTATCGCTATTGACAGGTTGCCGGAACATTCATACTGTCAGCAGGTTTATGTCCACATGAACATGGGTGCCATGCGATTTGATGAAGACAAGGTCATCAAAATCGAATGTCAATAATTTTTATTCTCGCGGGTGTTTCCCGCATTTTTGAAAGGAAAGAGTTATGAGTTATGACAATTTATTTTGGGGAGACATTGATACTCCCAACCATACTCAGTGGCGAATCAAAGCTGAAAATCTGCTTGCAGACCGCGACATCTTTCACGCGACCTCTACCAAGTATTTTCCTCTTGGTGCTATTGCTGAATCTCGTGATGGTCGAAGATGGCGTTACTGTGAAAATGGCGCAGTTGCTTTGACAAAGGCACTTGTTAATCAGGCGGCGGTTGGTACTGCCAACTGGCAGAATGAAGCTCAGGACAATACTCCGAGCGTACCTTCTGCCGGTGATAAAAATGTTACTGTTGTTTGTGCTTCTACGGCCTCTGCTCACGATTTCATTGACGGTTATCTTACCGTTGAGGATGAGACCGGCGAGGGCAATATGTACATCATCAAGGACAACAAGGCTGGTACAGCCAACGCTACATCGGGTTATGATATTGAGATAGAGATTGCTGATGCAGGTGGAATACGAACTGCCTGGACTGCTGCTTCTGGTGAGATTACACTTACCAAAAACAAGTACAAAGACACGATTGTATTTCCCACTAACCCGACTAACGTTGCTGTTGGTGTCAATCATATTGCAGTAGCTGCCAATTACTTTTACTGGGCACAGGTAACAGGGCCGTGTCCGGTTATTGTTGACAGTACTGACACTATTGTTGTCGGTGATTGGGTTGCCGTAGGTGCGAACACCGCAGGCCAGGTCTGTTTGATGGACGTTGCCGCTGAAGGCGATACATTTATTGGTTACGTTATGCGTGCCGCCGGCGGTTCTGAAACTGCGATTATTGACCTTCACATTGAGTAAGAAAGGAGTACGAAAGTATGAAAGAGCGAATTGGAAAAGTTTCAATAGCAGTTCTGCTTGTGGTTGTTATCTCCTTGCTTATTGTTAATTTGATGGTACAGCCGTTAAGTGCAAGACCGATAGTGCCGGGCAACCAAAATGCGATGATAGGCAACTTTACCGGCCCGATAGGCGGTACTGCACAGGACGATAACATCAAGGCATCGCTTGACCTTGCTCACACGGACCTTGACACTATTATCGCTGATACTTCCGCTATGGACACTGCTGCGGAGATGGCATTGCTTACTGGTACACCTATTACGATTAGTGATACAACAAGTGCTATGACGGCAGGCAACGGATATGGAGCCGCTGATGACCCCACTATTTTTACTGTAACAGGCGACATATTATGCAGAGCTGCGGCGACTATCACCACACAAGTAACTTCAACGTCAAACGATACGTTAGAGTTAGGAGTGCCGGGCAATACCGCCGCACTCTTAATACAAGATGTGGCAGATGGTACAGCTTTTGATGCAGGCGATACTTGGACGCTTATTACTGCTGCTGACGCTGACGGTGCACAGATGGCTGACGAATGGCTTGTGGTTAAAGATGGTAATATAATACTTACTATCAACGACCACGACCTTACTGCTGGGGTAGTTAATTTCTATCTTCAGTATATACCATTGTCATCGGGTGCAACAGTAGTTGGTGCAGCTCCGTAAACAGGTTAAGGGGAGGGCTTTACGGCTCTCCCCTATATTTTAAGAAAGGAAATAACGTGAAGAAGTTAATTACAAGTATAGTCATACTTGGTCTGATTGCCGGGCTATTGTTTATGCGATTGCCTATCGAGCCTGCCTATGCAGTGCCAAGAGGTTATGATAACGGGGTACAGTTCATCTCGATGTCAACTGTAATGACTGCACAGACCGACCAGATGTTCACAGTAACGGGCGGGCCGATTGAAATTTTATCTTTGTTCGGCCAATGCACTACTGCGATGGGAGGCGACCCTGGCGATATGACCATTCTGTTAGACGCGGCAGCCGGTTCGGACTATGACCGTCATTTTTCTACGGATGTTACCGTTAATACTCTTGGTGCCGGTGATGTTATAAGGTTTAATAGTGCTACCGACGAGGGCGTTCTTGACATAACGGCCAATGTAGGTGCCGGTGGACGCTTAAGTTGGTTCTGCTCGCCGGGCGAGATTGAGCAATACACATCATCTACCGGAACAGGTGCGATAACGTGGTATATGTGTTATAGGAAGCTGGACAGGGCCGCAAGAGTATCGGCTAATTAGGGAGTATTGTTATGTCGATGACCGAGAACAATGCAAATATAGCCCTATGCAATCAATCTTTGGGCCTGATAGGCGGTTCGAGCCAGAACCATACTTATTGCACGACGTTTTTCGATGATGCAAGGGACGAAATTCTTGTAGCAGGTAAGTGGAACTTCGCCAAGAAAAGGGCTTATGCAATCCAGACCACCGACCCTTTGTTCGGGTGGGACAATGCCTTCACCCCGCCCTCGGATTATCTGAAGATATTACAGATAGAGGAAGACCCTACCGCAAAGTTTGAGGTCGAAAACGGTTTGATATTGACCGATGAGGGAGAAACTCCATCTGGTTGGGTAACGTCCACAGACTATCTTGCAGGCGAGTATCTTCAATCAGATGATTCGGGCAGCACTCTGACATATCTGGTCGATACGGCGTTTACATCAAGCACTGAAACTACCGACCTGTCCAGTTATTGTACTTCACAGGGCGCAGACCTTAATACGCTCAAGGTCGAATACATTTATCAGCATACGACTTTAGACACATGGCCGATATATGCCAAAGAGTGTTTCGTAATCAACTTGGCCCGTAAATTATCCGCCCCGATTAAGGGTGATGAGGCTGTGGCCTTGAACTTGCAGGCTATGCTGTACGGTAGTAAAAAAGTTATCGGTTATCTTGATACGGCACGCGCCTTAGATGCGCAGGAAGGCGGTGCAATAACTATCAAGACCCAGACTTGGCTAAATGCAAGGAAATAATGAAAAAGATACTCGTTTTTGTATTATTGTTATGCTCGGCGGTCTTTGCCGGTAATCCGTACAGGGTATTCAATAACTTCAATGCCGGTGAGCTTTCGCCTCTCTTGAACGCAAGGGACGATTTGGCAAAGTATCAGTCGGGTTGTCAGGTAATGGAGAACCTGATTCCGTTACCGCAAGGCGGTGCTACCAAACGGCCCGGCACTAAATATATAGCCGAGGTCAAAGAGTCGAGTCTCGCTACCAGAATAATTCCTTTTGAGTATTCTACTGACCAGTCTTATATACTCGAATTAGGCAATCAGTATATGAGATTTTTTACGGACGGTGCTGCTATAGGTGGTTATGCCGGCACGGAAGATTTATCTGCCCTTGATAACTTAGTAGAACACTGGAAACTGAACGATAATGATGCCACTACCCACACCGCAGGTGAAGAAAATGCACATAACGGAATAGCAACAACAAACACTGAGAATTTACACGACACAGGTAAGGTAGGGACAGGGTGTTTTGACTTTAATGGTGTTTATGCCGTTGAGATAGCAGATGCGGATGCACTGAGTTTTTACGAAACGGGCAATAATCCGTTCAGTATTGCCGCTTGGATAAGTGTAGTCGATACGGGTGTGGAGCAGGTAATAATATCGAAATGGAAGGATGGTTCAACCAGAGAGTATAAGTTATCCTTGAATGCCACTCGTCAATTGAAAGTCGAATTTTCCGACGACAGTATAGACCTGACCGCAGACCGCATAGCACATTGGAAGTTAAACGAAAATGCTGCATCCACAACGGTTGACGATAATGTATCGTCTATCCCCCACGATGGTACTGCGGAAGCCAATACATCAGTTCTCCACGCTACCGGCAAGGTGGGAACAGGTTCGTTTGATATGGACGGTCAGTATGCCGTCGTGATAGATAACGACCACGACGAACTGTCTTTTATAGAAGGTACGGACGGTGATTTTAGTATCTGTGCATGGGTAAATGTAACAAATAACGGTTTGGAAGAGGAGATATTAACTAAATGGGACGATGACGCTCCCGATAAGGAGTGGAGGTTCAGATTATCCTTTGACAATAAGCCCCAGATTGTTCTCTACGACGAGACAAACAACATAAAAATTAACCTGGAGGCCGACGATGCCCTGTCGGTGGGTTGGCACTTTGTCTGTGCGACATATAACGGTGAGCATAGCTCTTGGACGGGTGCAACGGCGATGAACTATGCAACGCTTTACGTTGATGGTAAGTCGGTCGATGCAACTAAAACCAATAATGCGGCTTATGCCAAGATGGTAAATGGTGGAACTAAGGTGGTTATCGGTGCCAAGTACGGTGTAGGGCCTGCCCTTACGAATTTCTTTCAGGACAAAATAGATAACGTAGCATTGTTTAAGAGAACTTTAACGGCTGCTGAGATATTTTCACTTTATAACTATGGGGTGGGTACGGAAGATTTGGGTGGTTCGTATCCAACCGTAGTTACTGACGATGCCCTGAGTGTGGGCTGGCATTTCGTAGTTATGACATACAACAGTGAGGGCGGCAGTTCGGCAACGGACGGGGTAGTTCTTTATGTTGACGGCTCTGCCGTCGATACGACGACGGCTGATGTGAGCACTTATGTTGGAATGGAAAGTACCACCGCCAAACTGCGAATTGGTGCAAATGCCAACTCTGCCGGTGGGTTAGACCATATTTGGGCGGATAAGATTGACAACGTAGCCATATTCAAAGATGTCTTAACAGCAAGCGAAGTAGCTGCGCTTACTAATGGAATTCCTTACGAAATAACTACACCTTATCTAACTGCTGATTTATTTGAATTGAAATATGAACAGTCAGCCGACGTTCTCTATATAACTCATCCCGATTATGAAACGAGAAAGCTCTCCCGCTATGCCAATAATTCGTGGTCATTGGACGTTTTCAATGCCCAAAACGGCCCATTTAGAGACCAGAACACAGACGCGACCCAAACAATAGCTGCCTCTGCAACCACAGGTACAGTCATACTCACCGCCACTAACTGTTCGCCGTTTGTCGCCGGAACAATTTCAGGCCACCTGCCGAGCGGTTCCGAGCCTACTTCAAAGAGTCAGACAGGGGCATTATTCAAACTTGTCCACCCACTTAGCGAACTGGAATACCATACGGACTTGGAAGATAATTATACAAACAGTCAGGTAGAGAATACAAGCTGGATGGATTGCGGCACTCTTTACAAAGGCGCAACGTGGACTCTGATTACTAACGGGACGTGGAATGGTACACTGGAAGTACAGAGAAACTATACTATAGGCGCAGCACACGACGCCGACGGATGGGAAGCAATTTTTGAATTTAGCAGTAGCGACGACCGTAACGTTTCGACTACGGGCACAGAGGATTTGGGCGATGCTTCTTACAGGTGTATTTTGACGGCGACCGGTGATGCTGCCGAAGATTGTGAAGTATATTTTTCGACTGACCAGACCGAGCATATAGGAATTGTGGAGATAACATCCGTTGCATCCACTACGTCTGCGACCGGAAGGGTTCTTACCACCCTTGCCTCGACTGGCCCTACTTATAAATGGTCTGAGAGTGCGTGGAGTAATTACAGGGGTTGGCCTCGGACGGTAACTTTCTTTGATGATAGGCTTGTGTTCGGCGGCAATATAAGTCAGCCCGACACTATATGGGGTTCGGTAACGAGCGATTACAACAATATGAAGTCCGGCACAAACGACGATGATGCAATTATATTTACTTTATCATCAAGGCAAGTCAATGTTATTGAATGGATTATAGGCAAGGACAAGTTGATTATCGGTACTTCAGGTGCGGAGTGGACGATAGATGGCGGCACAGACGAACCGTTAACGCCGTCCAACATAATTGCTCAACAGCAATCGACTTACGGCAGTGCCGACGTACAAGCCGTCCTTGCCAATGAAAGCGTTCTGTTCTTTCAGCGTGGCGCAGAAAAGATGAGGGAGCTTGCGTACAACTGGGAGATTGACTCTTACGTTGCCCCCGATATGACGATACTATCCAACTTTGTTGCCGATGGTGGTATTGTTGATGTTGCGTTCCAAAAGACGCCGGATTCGGTTTTATGGTGCGTCAGGAGCGACGGCGAGATGCCGGTCTTTTCTTATGAGAGAAAAGAGAATATAGCGGCGTGGTCGAGAATAGTAACAGCCGACAGCACTTCTGATTCGGATATTGAGTCTGTGGCACGGATACACGGCGACCCTGAAGATGAGGTCTGGGCTGTGATTAAAAGAACAATAAACGGCTCAACTGTCAGGTACATCGAACAGTTTCAGCCGAGGGACTTTGGCAGTGATGCCGCCGACCGACGCATACTATGTCGATTGTGGTATTACTTACGACTCTACCCCCTCTTCTGCTATGACCGGACTCGACCATCTTGAAGGTGAAACAGTATATGTATTAGCCGATGGTGTTGTATTTGATTCGGAAGTAGTATCAAACGGGGCAATAACACTATCGTCCGGTGGCGTTACAACGACTGCCTCTACCGTTCAAATAGGGTTGCCTTACGAAGTCCATTTAGAGACAATGCCTTTAAGTTGGCTCGGCAGTGAGACTATTCAGGGCAGGATAAAGCGGATAAATGAAGTTGTATCAAATTGGTATGTGAGCGGTGATTTTTCAATAGGTAAGGACGTGGATACGTTAGAGACTTACAATTTATCCGGCCAGACTACGGGTCAGGACAGAAAAACTTTCCCGCCAGGATACGGCAGGGATACCAGTATCTATGTCTATCAGAAGTCGCCGGAACCCTTGACTTTACTGGGTATAGCCGCTGAGTTTGAGGTACATTGATGATATACATAAGGCCATTTAAGGCGAATGACTTTAAGGCTTTTAAGCCGATAGAGCCTATGGTTCATGCCGAAATAATTGATATGGAGTTTGTGCAGGCTATTGAAGATTCCGGTTTGGCGGTAACAGGGATAAGGAACGGCGAGATAGTAGGTTGTGGCGGAGTACATCCAATAGAAAACGAACCCGAACAGGGCGAGATGTGGCTGAGGTTATCCAAGACCTGCCAAAGCCATCGGTTAGACACCTTGATGTGCTTAAAAGATGGCCTGAAGATTATTGAAGAGATATACCCGTTCAACCAGTTGAATGCAACGATAAAATGCGGTTTTGAAAAGAGTATAAAGTTAGTTGAGTATTTAGGTTTTGTAAGAACGCGGGAAGTAGAAACGGAAGGCCAAAAATGGTTTATTTATTCTAAAAGAGTTAAAGAATGACAGGCATAGAAACAGCCATATTAGTAACGGCTATTGTCGGCACCAGTGTAGCTGCCTACGGTCAATACCGACAGAACAAACAGGCCCAGGCCCAGGCCAAGGCCCAGGCTGCGTGGCATCAATACAACGCCAAAGTAGCTCAAAGACAAGCCGAGGCTGAAAGGAAGGCGGCCCAGTTCAAATCTGAACAGCAGAAACGTCAGGCCGAAGCCTTGCTTGGTAGGCAGAGGGCTATGATAGGGGCAAGTGGTATCGAGATGGAGGGTTCGCCCTTATTGGTAGCAGAGGACACTGCCGCCCAGTTAGCGAAAGAGGCACAGAATATCAGACTCGTCGGTGAGAGAAGGGCACAGTCTTATCGCAGTCAGTCTATTCTTGATATATCGAAGGCAAGTGCGGCAAGCTCCAGGGCGGCTGGATATGGTCAGGCAGCGGTTATCGGAGCGGGCAGTACCCTCTTGCAAGGTGGTGTACAGGCGGGTTATATGGGCTACAAGATGGGAACATTGGACCCCAATGCACCTAACTATTTGTTTAGGAAATAGGCAAAATGAAACTACCACGATATATAGCCACTACACCACCACCGACAGAAACAGGTTTGGTTCGTGCCCAGGATATAGGGGCTTTAACTAACACTGGAGACGCACAATACAGGGCTATTGCGGGGGTTGGTAGGGCATTACAGGACGCATCTGTACTAATGTTTGATATACAACAGAGAAAACAAAAGATAAGCGACGATACCCAAACAGACAAAATCAGTCAGAATATACAGATATGGGCGGGCGAGCAGGAAGAAGCTCTCAAGAAAACACTTATTGAAACACCTGAAGATGCAAAAAAAGCCCTTGCCGCTTTTCAAGCAAGTTACAACAAAATGTTAAATCAGGAAAAAGAAGGTGCTTCGATAGGAGTAAAAAGGAATGTGGACTCATTAAGTACCCAAATATTCCCAAGACTTTACAATCGTGCAAGGGAGATAACATCTGCAAAATTTGTGGATTACACCATAGTAACGGAAACCGATATGGCAAGGGCCGAGGCCGGTTCGGGCGATATAGAGGCAGCCGACCGCAGGATAGACAAACTGTATGAGAACGGTATTATCGGGCCGAAAAGAGCGGCGGCGGAGAAAGCAAAGAACCAAGTTGTTATGGTAGAAGGCGCAATAGAAAATATCAAACCAGTTCTGATTTCAGCTATTGGCGATAACTTGTTGACAATAATGTATTGTCTGAAACCGAGGCGGTAGAGGCCGATAAGGTGCTCCGTGATTGGATAGACGACTATGTGGCAAATAGAATAAAAGCCACAAAGGAAGCCAACAAACAATTGACCCGCGAGATATATGCCAAATTAAGCGAGCCGATTATTGATGGAAAATTGACCTATGATGATATTGATAACAGCGATTTACTTAAAAGCGACAAGGAGCTGTGGAGAACATATATAAAAGGTTCTTACAAAGATGCCCCG